GAATTCAGGGGTTTACAGAACCAACCCAATCGCTATAATCGTCGCCCACACGCCGGTATAGCTCAGTTGGTAGAGCAACTGACTTGTAATCAGTAGGTCCCGGGTTCGACTCCTGGTGCCGGCACCATACAAAACAAGGGCTTGCAGCGATGCAGGCCCTTTGTTTTTGCGCTACACGTAACAAGCCACGTAACAAGCCTCATCTATAAAGGCTGCGGAGCATTTCATATGGATTGGATGCAGTTCGTTTCGGCTCTGGTTTCCGCTCTTGCCTGGCCATCCGCTGTTGTTGTGGTCGTCTGCCTTCTGAAGAATCCGATCTTGGGACTTATCCCAAAAATTCGGAGTTTCAAATACGGCGAACTTCATGTGGATCTGACTGAAGCGTTGCAATCGCTTCAAGAGGACTTGCCTCCAGCCCCTTCTGAGCCGGAAGCGAACCCTCCAAAGCCCCGTATCGAAATTTCGGTTCCCCTCCAAATTGCTGCCGTTTCTCCCAGAGCGGGGATGATCGCCGCGTGGCTGGAGGTCGAAAGCGCTTTGAACGAGGTGCTCACTCGTGAGGGGGTAGAAGGTCTCGACCTACTGCAAACGCGAAAGAAATTGGATCAGGCATTCAACCTCGGTCACATCGATAGGCAGCAACACGACGCTTTTTTGAGGACATTCAGACTCCGCAACGAAGCGGTACACATGCTGGATAGAGATATCGCGTACGACGATGCCGTCGCGATGGTGGATGTATGCAAGCGATTGGAGGAAAGCCTTCATAACCCGACGCCTACAATACGCGGCCCTCGCCCCTAAAATGTGTGCCCCCTCGATAAAAGAGTAATAAAGGTGATATGCCTTTCGAAAATCCGCTGTAAGCCACGTCCTGTAAGGCTTTGAGCGATTTTCGCAAAAGGTGATATTTTAGTGATATAGAAGTAATCGTATTACTCTTTTATAAGGTGATATTTCAAAACCACGAAACACAATGAAACCGGGGGTTTCACTGAAATATCACTTTTCATATCACTTCATATCACTTTTCCATGTGATATCTGACCCCCAGTAAAGCCGGGGCTTTCAGAGCAGTCCCCCCCCTGTATTACTCTTATTACTCTTTTTGAAAAGCCCACCCTGTTCCTGAGATTAAATCTCATCTTCAGTCGTTGCCGCGTGCGGAGCCGCTTTCGTTCAGGCTATGCTCCCGCACTCAAGGGGGGAAGAACGTGACGGCTGAAAACGATCGCTATATCACAGATGAAAAAATGGCTGAGGTGATCAGCAATGCGGTGGCGTACGTAGCCAACGAGATGGTTGTGCTCGCCCAATACGAGCGGATACAGCAAGAGCAGTTTGCGCAGCTGTGGCCCAAAGATGACGGTGGCCACTTCAACAATCGCGTTGATCGCGTGGTTGAGCATTTAGGCGGCCCTCCAGAATTCTACCTGCTGCGTACAGGCGAAAAGCCTCCCCTCGCTGATGACTACCCTGCAAGCTCGATGCGGGAGGTGTTTGAAGTGTTCAAGCGAGCAAGAAAGTCTGTGCTGCGTGCCCATTTATTCATGACCGGCTCTATGATGCTCGTTGAACATCCTGAAGCCATGACATGGCCTGAGCATCCCAATTCCTCTGAGATGTTTGTTAAGCACGCCCAATCAGCGTTTTGGGAGCATGCTGAAGCCGCGTACATACGACTATTTTCTTTTTGGGATCGAGTCGGCCAGGTACTCGACTTCACCTTTTTCAATATTCGCAAGTTCGACCATAACGGCTTCCACTCGGTTATGGAGCGGATCCACGCCAACGTGGTGCCGATGAATGACCAAATACGGGAAAGCGGTTGCTGGTCACGACTGCGAAAATTCCAAACTGGTGGCAAAACAGAAGACGGGTTACCGTTCCTTCTTCAGCGGCGCAACCTCGTTATTCACAGTCTCCACCTGCACCCGATTCAGAAAGATGATGACGGTGACGATCTGTTCAAATCTCAATTCAATCACTTGGACATAGCACATCGCGAGAAGCTGCGACCACGCGATCCAGCAGGTGAGGTCGCTCTATTAATAGGGCACCTCAACAAAGCAGCAACACTGTTCGATGACTTCCTTTCTTTGGTCGAATTCTCACCATCTCGGAAGGTCAATCACAGATCAACATTTTGAAAACGAAGAATCGCCCATAAATGCCCGCCCGCTGAGGGCGTGGGGCGGGTATTCACTTTAAAGCCTGAGTCGTGAAAACAGCCGCCTTGCGATCAGAACGAATTTAAAAAATGCCAGCTAGAGCTGGTTTTCAATGCTTCCCCCCCATAAACATTGCCCCTCCACAACTGAGCGCCTCGCGGCTAAACCAAGGGCTGGGCGCGAGTCTTTTTCATTTCTTTGCAAAAATTTGCACATCGTGTAATCGCCTATGCCCCCTCAAAGCCCCCAGTGGGCACGGTTTGGGTGGCCGTTTGCATCCCCTGTCCACTTTGCAAAAAAAAGGGACACAAAGCCCGTCGGCGGGAGGGGGATAAGTGCTTTTTCACCGATTTTTTTTGAGAGGATCGATTTGTTGCAAAAGATAGAACGCCCGCAGGACTGAGTCCCCTGAACCCAGCCATTTCGCGTGCAGAGCAGGGAGAATCGCTAGCACTGCCGTAGTCGCATTATCGCGTCGGTAATCGCCTGTGCATTTGTGTCCAAGGTTTGCATGGCGAGGAATGCATTATCTGCAACATCCGCCCCCCCGCTCTCAGAGAGCCACTTGGTAATCTCCTCTATCGCCGCGCCGATTGCATGCTGGTTGTGTAGTAGCAATGTCAGAGCATCTGCCGTGGCGATCTTGCAGTCCGAGTTATCCGGCATGGTGGCCATCCCTTGAAAAGTGGTTCCGGAAGCCTAGTCCATCCTCCGGATAGCTCACCAGGCGTTGCTTGGTTATAGAGCTATGAACCGCCTCTGCCGCCAGTCGGCCTATTGATGTAGGCAATATGCGTATCGGTATACTGTTTTTATATACAGTACACGGATTAGGTAGGCAGTGCTGATGAATAGAGAATCTGAGAATGCCGTCATCTCGCGAACGCACCGAGTAAATCAATGGCGGGCCATGCTGCGTGACGAATTGGCATTGCTGGCAATGCCCGGTGCCCATCACAAAGCTTTGCTCAGGCAAGCGCATGCGCTTCATCAAGGCCAGGTTATCGATGCTGACGAACTTGGAGACTTGCTTGAGTTAGCGGACGCGGCGCTTGCCTACGCGGTCGAATCGTTATTAGACCTCGACACTGACGAGTAGGAGAAACCATGCACCTACTTGTTACGCCTATGCGCTTGCGTGGTGTCGCGCTGGAACCGAAGGAACGGCGCCGTTATCCGCCAGTCCGGGGCAATGTCATGGTCAACTCTGCTAACTGTCATGAGTTAGGCCGGGCGGCGAATATTGCCCGCGTTGAGGTGGGAATGCCCCTCGATCCGGATCCTCTCCCGCCTTTGCTTGATGCGACTCTGGCAGGAATGGCGGTCACGGGATTTGTTTTAAGCGGCATTGAGTACATCGATGGTTGCGCGTATGCGCAATCATGGTGGTGCAGACAAGAGTGATGAAGCAGGGGCCAGAGGCCCCTGTTTCAGTTTCTTACAGCTGCTGAATGATCTTATACAACCGAATCGACCAATACGCAGCTTGAAGCGCTCGGATCAATTCTTCAGGGATAAAACGGTATAATTTTTTCACCGTTTCTATTCTCCTTTGAAGGGACAGACAAAGTTCCGTTTATTGGAACCCACCTCCCACCTACCGCCACTCAGCTGGCTACAAAAAATTCACCCACATGTTACGGGAAATATATTTCCCACAACTTACGTAATTACTTACGTATTTATGCAACCTAATCAGGTTGACTGAGGGCTGATCAGACCATAACCTTCATATTGCGAGTATAAAAAGTGATGGGCTGATGCGGCGGTTGAGAGAATCATCAGGTTTTTTTTGAACCAGAGCAACCACCAAATTCAGCGCGAGAAGCCCGGCCCCGCCCGGGCTTTCTTGTGTCTGGCGCCCGGGCGATAACGCCAACTCGACCCCGCCGCCTGAAACATAAGGGTTTCGCTCAAGCATGATCAAATTTGTTAACCGTATTCGGTTTACTCTGGTAAACACCTGTCAACACCATGTTGACCGACAATTCCGACGAACGGTATACGGCAACTAATTGATAGAAAAAGATATCAACTGATATCAGGACTTTTGAGGGCCTCTAAAGGGCCTCAAAAGCTCCTTATTAGGCCTGCTACTCTGCGCTCAGAGTAACTTAACTCTGTTCTCAGAGAGTAATTAGCTTTAACTTCTCAGCAATTGATTTTGCTTTGACCGCTTTCTCGGCAAATGCAGCCACATCACTTGGACTGGGCGAAGGGCCTGCCAAATGGGTATGAGCGGATAGCTGGGAATTCATCTGTTCCACTAGATCGATCAAGTCGCAAACGATCCGAAACAGATTCACATCCTCTGAACCGACCCAGTTTTTTGGTGCCTGCATGCGCTGGCCAACCGCTGCGACGCTTTCGCGCAAACCTTCGATCCTTTCCTGCATATCGCCACCCACCGTGGCGTTGAGCTTCTGACCAACAACCAGGTTCAGATCTCTGCCGGTAGCCTGGTGAAGGTCGCCAACCGCCGCAAGGCTTGCAGATCCGCCCGACAACAGCTTGAGCGCGCCAAGTGCCTCGATCGTCTTCACTCCACCCACTGATTCTGTCGAGTGGTCATCAATCGTCTGCGTGTGGCTCTGGAACCGCTCGCGGTTGTCTAGGGCTTCGACTTCCCGCTCGATCGCATAATCTCGAATCTTGCCGTCAGTCTGGCGCAGCCAGTTGCCGTCGGCATCGACGCGCTGCTGGGAGGAGCCGCTGTGCTGCCATACCTGGTCGCCTTTCGGCACCTTCGGCATGCTCAGCCCGTGAGGCAAGATCGATTGGATGTAGGGCTTGTTCGGTAAGCCGTAGGCGAAGCACACCACCACCCGCGTGCCTTCCTCGGGAAAGGCATAGATGCCCATTTCCTCGCCACCGGTGGGCAGCGGCAGCGGAACGCCAGTCAGCGGAGGAATGGCCAGATCTGGCTCGTCATCGGCACCAAGTACGACAATGTCCACGGCGTAGCGCGGGCGGAAGTCGTCGCACAGTCCAGCGTCCGCCGGCGCATCGGCCACGGCAGTGACCTCGGCGAATCGCGGCAGGTGATAGCCACCGGTGAGTTCGGGAAATTGGCGCTCTACAGCGCGGCGGATTGCGTCTTCCATCGGATGGCCATCTGGTCATTGGCGAGCGTCACACTGGTGACACGCTCGCCGGCGTTGATCGTTGCACCCGGTCGCAGCCCAGGAAGGGCCGCGACCATCGCGCTCTGGTTTCCTTGGTAGCCGTCGAACAGCTCCGTGGGGATCTGCAGCGCCGCCCGGGCGCCAAAAAAGCCGTCGGCCCAGCTGCCGGCGAACACTTCGCCGTTGCTCAGCTGGTGCCAGGTGAAATCCGGAATACTGAACACCCGGGCCAGGCTGTCCATCGCCTGGTATCCGGCGGCAAGGCTGTAGAAGTACGGTGCCATCACGCCGGCGTAAGGCCGATCAGGAACGCGAAAGCGCAGCCCCGTCTGCTCGCTGATGGCAGCCAGCACGGCGCGCAGATCGACGTGACGCAGGTTCAGCGGCAACGGGTTGGCCAGCACGGCAGCCAGCTCACGGCAGAACAGCACCTGCTCTTTGGAATTGGCGGCGGTGCAACGCTCGACGTAGCCGATGAAGTGGCGCTGCAGCGTGCGGTCGTTGTAGCCGATGTCCAGCGTTATCAACCCTTTCAGCGGCTCGGCAGACTGCACGGTGAAGTTCGCCCGCCCGGGACTGGTGGCGTCCAGCCGAACGTCTTCCTTGACCAAGGGAACAGGCGTGCCATTGATGGCCAGAACCTTGTGCAGCTTCACTTCTGCTCACTCCCGCCCAGCCACTTATCCACACGGCCCAGCACCTTTTCAAAGCCGCTCAGTTCCGGGTTGTCGCCCGAACCGGAACTGCTACCACCTTCGCCGACCGTGCTGCCCGGGGCGCCCTGGGCGTCGACCTTGTTGCCGGCACGCCGCCCCTCGACCTTTTCCGGGTTCGATTCGCGCTCGCTCAGCGTGAACTGCACCAGCCAGGCTTTCAGGCTGTCGGCCTCGCGGGCACTGACGCCTTCGGAGAATTCGACCTGACGCACGCCGAACGCTTCGGCGGTGTCGTTCACGACGCGATACAGATGCAACTCCCCGCCGCTCGCCGTGGCTTCGGCCATGCGCATCAGGTCAGTCAACTGCACCCGATCAACAAAGGGGATCATCAGCGAGACAGCCAGCGTCTTGGGTTTGAAGCCCTTGTGCGCCTTGTCGGTGTTGCTGGTCTGCCCCGACATGTCGCCGCTTTCGATGCGCAGATTGCCGGTGACCTTGAGATTCTTCCCCTGGATTTTTTGCCCGTCGAGCAACAGCGTCATAGGCCCACCAGTTCCCGCACAAAACTCAACCCCTCTTGCGTGCCCACCAACAGCAGGCCGGCGCACTGCACCCACTCATGCCCAGGTGCGTCACCGCTCAACAGCTCCTGGCGCAGCTCGCTGGTGTTGCCCGGGCCGATCAAGCGCGCCCGTATGCTGACGTCAGGGCTCCCCCCAGCCAGCAGGTCTTTCAGGTCAGCCAATTGCTGATCGCGCCCCTGTTGCTGGGCGGCTTTTCGAGCGGCCAGCGCAGCCAGATCGCCCAGCGGCGAACTGTCGGCGGCGTAGCCTTCCAGCACGGCCAATTGGCCGGCCATCGATTGCTTGGCAGCCTTGACCACCGTGCAGCGCTCCAAGGGCAGTCCTTGCCAGCGCGGCAACGGGCCGGCGCTGGGGATCTCCCACTTGTCGCTCTCAAGTTTCAGCAGGTGCTGGGCGCGCCGCTCGGTGCGCACCAGGTCGCCGATCGGCAGCAACGCATTGAAGCGCGACAGACCGCTGGCCAACTGTTCCAGGCGTGTGCCCAGGAACAGAATCGACAGGGCATATTGCGGCCCAACCGGACGGCCCGCATCGGTGGCGTCCTCCAGTTTTTTGGCCAAGTGTTCCAGCACATTTGGCGCCGACAGGTAGCGCTGATAGCCTTTGCCCTGGCCGATGCCGCTTTGAAACGGCGTCACCACCAGGCACGACGGCACCTGGCCCAACTGCTGGGCCAATGCGGTACGTCCGGCTTCAACGGCGTTTTTCGCCGCATCACCGACCGGCCCCGGATTGGTGCTGGCCAAACCTTCCAGACCAGCCAGCCGCTGGGCTGTGCTGGCCAGCTCACCGGTGGCCAGATCCTTGGCGGCAGACAGCCCACCCATCCATTGCGTGGCCTGTTCTGGCCAGCGCATCGTCACCGGTGACCAGGTCATGCTGGCGGCGTCCATTTGATGGCGTCCATCGCTTTGCTGTCTTGCTCGTTGAACGCCTTGGTCAGCACTTGGCGGAGATTTTCGGCGTGCAATTGTGCAGCCTGTTTGAATCGGAAAAGGTCTTGGCCAACATCGCGCAGTTGTTCGGCGGTGTGGGTTCTGAAAGCCTTGTGCTGCTCCATGTCGGTACAGGCGATATCGGCGGCCAGACCCGAGAGGATGGAACCGGTCAAATTGATTTGATCGACCAGTGCGCTGTCGTAATGGAAAGGCCAGCCCAACGCCTGAGAAATGAAGCCGGACTCAGTGTAAAGGGCACACGCCTGGTTGATTTCCTGCTTCTTCTGCTCATGTAGCGAGGCCAGTATCGCGGCGGTGTCGTCTGCCCAGTGGTCGTTTTTCCAGACTTGAAGCGGCTTCGGCTGCTTGAGCGTGTAACCGCTGGGCATCGGCGCGAAGCCGTCGAGCGTCAACGGCTCACCGGTCTTGATGTTGTACGCGGTCACGCCCTGGAAAAAGTCCAGCAGTTGCCACTTTCCATCAATCCAGCACGCAGCCTTGTGTTCAGGTTCTTCCGGAGGCGGGATTTCGACGCAGCCTGCGGGAATCAGAAAGACGTCGGGTTCCAGCTGGCAAGCCTCCGCCTCGGTCGTGCCGACGTAGCGTCCGAAGGAATTGGTTTGATAGACGATTTTTCGGTTCATACAGGCGCTCAGTATTTGATGCAGACGAGAAATGCCACGTTGTCCGGACGGGACTCATGGATCCCGTCTGCGGCGACCGTGACGCCGTGGATGTGGTCACCGGTGGCATAGATGTTCAGGCCGTGGGAGTGAACACCGTCACCGTTGATGCCGACGGCGTGGGTGTGTGCAGCGTGGGCGCTGCCAAACTCTCGCCAGAAGGCTCCGCCGGAGCTGGAACCCATCACCGACCCGGCGAGGTTGCCGCCGACGTTGATGCCTTGGTTGCCCATCAGAATTTGGGTGTTTCCTTCACCAGCGCCTGCTGTCCAGGCCGAGTGACCATGCCAGCCGGCGGCGTCGATATGTCCGCCGTGACCGTGCGCACCTGCTCCGGAGGTTGACGCCGCGTGAGTGTGCGAGCGGTTTTGGTTGGCCTGCTCACTGCCCAGCGCCCGGCCGGCATCTAAAGTGCCGCCGTCGCTCCAGGCCCGAATGAACTTGCCGCGCATGTCACGTAAGTTGAAGGTATTCACGCCATCGCCGGCGCCGTACCGGGTGCCGATCACCGCGAACAGCTTGGCGTAGGTGGTTCGCGAAATGGCGGCACCGTTGCACTTCAACCATCCAGGCGGCGCGCTGGTCATATCGAACGCGGCAACCATCCCGGTCATCGAATCTCCGACCTGTTGCTGCAGCTTGTTAAGCGCGGCGGTCGAAGCAATGATCTGGCTGCTGTTGGTGCCCGGATCGTCGCTGATTGCGTTGGGAACATTGCTTAGCCCGACGTCTTCTTTCTTTGTCCCTCGAGCACGCAAGCGCGGGTAGTCACCGTTCCTGGCCGCAAGGTAGGTAATCAGCGAAGCGTCGATTGGCTCGACCACTCGCATATCCAGCGCAATGGAAGCGTTGGGAATCTCGGCGAGGGCAACGCAGTAGTGGCCAACACCAGCGCTGTCGGTGTAGTCGGTACGATCGGCTCCGAACACGATCGTGTAGCTGGCCACAACGTCGTTGAGTTCACGCTTCAGGGCGACATCTAGCCAGGCCACTGTGGGGTAGCTCGGCGGCTCAATCTTCAACGGGGTCGATCGCACGACACGAATCCCCGCGATATAGGCGCCGCCTGGGTTCATCTGGAACGAATCGTTAACCCAATCAATTTTGAAGCCGGCGCCAAAGAAGCACGCTCGGCCATAGACATCACCATTGATCTGCCGCTGACGTTCATCAATGCCCGCCAGGCGCACAGTGAAGTCATGCTGCCAGGTGCTGGCATCGATCTTTACGCCGGTCAGCGCCTGGGCACCGTCGAACGCCACCAGAAAGTTACGGGTGACGTTGTTGCCGATCTGCAGTGGCGGGATGTTCCTGCGCTTCTGCTGCAGCGGCACGTAGGACACGGCGAATAGCAAACCGTCCGCGTCCTCGAGGCCGACCCAGTTGAAGTCCCAATCGCCGATGTCCGACCCCAGCTGCGCGCTGTAGACGATCTGGTTGGGGTTCACAAAACCGCTGTTTCCCTCGGGAATCTCGTAGGTGTGCACGATCTGGCCCGCCGGCGGCTTGCCGGCAGCACGATCCACCGGCGCTTCGGTAGCCAGCCCGGGCACGTTGGCGAAAATGAATTTCGTGATAATCAGGGACTTTTTCTGGCTTTGTTTCAGGGCGATTTGGCCTTCGCCGGCCAACGTAATACTGGCGCTCACTTTGCGCTCCTACAGGCTGGCGACCAGCGTCTGCTGGTCGTCGTTGAAGTCGATCAGGCCCACTTGCAGGCCCACGGGGGTGATGGTCACGAAGTCATAGCGCCGGCATGTCCGACCGTATTGCTGGATCAGCACGCGCAGCAGCTCCGGGTTCAGCGACAGTTGCGCGTTGCTGAACTTCAACAGCACGACGTCCCAATCCCGGTCGGGCTGACGCTCCTCGATCTCCACGTAGCCGACGCCCAGGCGCTCAAAAATGCGTTTCATGCCGGCGGTGCTGCCGGCATCAACCGAGTTGACGAAGGCGTATTTCACGCGCAACCGGAACAGACTTTCCGGCTCCCCGGCGAAGCGTGTTACGTCACGCTGCCAGGCCCACAACTCAAGGATGCTCAGGTGGCAGGTGTCGGGATCGATCTGCGAATAGGGCCAGCGCAGCCACCCGGAGACGGTTTCCCACCAGGACTGTGCAGCGGCCAACAACTTCGCCAGCTCGGTGCCGCCCAGCCAGAAAGGCAATTTCAACTTGATCATTGCGCCGTCACCTTCAACTGGCCCAGGCGCGGAATGTTCAGCCCGCTGATGATGTCCTGACCCGGTAGAAAGCGCAGGGAAGCGATTTCGGCGAACTGCAGGTGGAGTTCTTCACTCAGGCGGCTATAGCTGAATCGCGACTGTGGATAAGTCAGCGTCGGCTGGTAGTCGGTGGCCGTGCTTTCGCGAAACGCCGCCCGCACGAACAGCTCGACCTCTTTCACCAAGGCGTTGATTCGCTCGGCGCTCAGGTTGGGCTTGGGCCACAGCCACAGCGTCACGGTCGCCGGGACTTCGGGCATGACCATGGCCAGCAGATCGTCGCCATGGCCGTGGTTGCCCTGGTCGCGGATATGCGCGTTGATTTGCTGCAGGTAGGTGTCCGCCGGCACGCCGGCATCAAACAGAATGTAGGCATTTGCGCTGCCCGGCCCACGGGGTGCGCCATGTTCGAAGTACACGCCATCCGGACGCACGCCCGGGAAGGCGGAAATCATGGCGCGATACACCGCGTCGGTGTGCCACTGGTTGACCGCCGAGAACTGGTTACGCACGCGCAGACGCAACTGGTCGTTGGGTTCCGGATCTGCACCTGGCGAAGCCAGCCAACCGTCTTTGTTCACCACCTGGACAATGCCGGGAATCGGCACCGGCAGGATCGCGTAGTAACCCGGGGCCAGATTAAAACCGCTGCCCGCCTCGATCGCCTCGACCGGGACGTCCAGCTGGAGCTGGCCCTGCTGGAACGTCGCCGGCGCCGTGGTCACCAATTGATAGACGTTGCCGTTGATCGCGGCAGACTGCACCACAATGCCCTTTTCCAGCTGCAGCACACCGTCCGGAACGGCGCGGGTAAACAGCAGTTTTCCCTGGGCCTTGGTCGCGCCTTTACGCTCGACGTTTACCGCCCATGCCAGTGTGTCCAGCCAAGCGTCGACCGCTGTTTTCACGAAGAAGTTGGGCAGCACGGTCATGCACAGAAAATCCAGCAGCCACAGCACGGGTTTGGTCACCAGCGCGGTGATCACCCGCCAGAAAGGCGAATAGCTGCTGGTATTGGCCACTTTCGCGCCTTGGGCTTCAACTTCCTTTTCCCACTCGGCCTTCAATGCTGCCTCAGTGGTCGGGATGCCGGCATCGGCGATCACCTTTTTAAAATCGATGCTCACAGGCTGACCTCAATCGATCCGAATTTGATGGTTTTGGCGGTGACCAGGTACACGCCAGGCGCCTGCTCGGTGATGCGTGCCGTCCCGGGCACCAGGCGCACGTCGCCCTCCACCAGCAGTTCCATCTGCTGGACGCAATCGCGTTGACGCAGGCGGTCGCGCTCAGCCACCAGCGTCACCAGCAGCCCGCTGTCGCGGATCATGTGCGCGATGTCTTGGGCGATGCAGGCGCGGTCGTCGACCAGCAGCGGCTGGTGCGACGGATCAAGTGCCAGGTCGTTGCCGACGATCAGCAGATCCACGTACTCACTCACCCACCCACCGCCATCGCGACCATGTTTTCTATTTCCAGCGGCGTCATCTGCTTGCCGGTGTGAATGTTCACGTTCTCCACATGCGTGCCCTTGTTCTGGCTGCTGTTGTTGTTCTGAATGCTGGTGAGCAGGCCACCCGGCGGTACTGCAGACGGACGTGCCGGCGACAGGCTTGGAATCGCCGCATTGATGGTCTGTTGGGCTTTCTGCGCGGCGTTGGCGGTGTCGGAAGCGCTGGCAGCGGCGTCGACGCCTGGCACCTCGGGCATACCGCCGAAGCGCGCTTCGATGTTTACGCCGGGGATGCTGTTCAGCAGCTCGATCACGCCGTTAACGGCCTTGGTGAAAATGCCGACGATGCTGTCCCACGCGGCCTTGGCCATGCCTGACCAGCCGCCCATGGAATTGAACCAGTCGGACAGTTTCTGGAACGTCTCGGCCACCGCCTGGAACGCGGCGGTATTCATCAGCGCCGTCGTCCATTCGCCCCAGTAGAAGACGGCTGCAGCGATCGCGGCGACCAGGGCAACGATCCCGACCACGATCCACACCACCGGGTTGGCCAACAGCGCCGCGTTGACCAGCCAAATCGCGCCTTGCCACAACATCATGGCGCCGCGAATGACGGCCAGGCCGGCGCTCAGGGTGTAGATCACGGCCACGTAAGCCAGCATTACAACCTTCTGCAGAATGAACACTGCGACGGTGCGCAGCCCCATCAGTTGGAACACTTTCCACACGGTGAGCATGCCCAGCCAGGTCATGCGCATGATGCCCACCGCCATGGTCAGCGCTGACATGGCCGCAACAATGCCCATGATCGACAACGCGGTGATGCCGATGACCCGGGTGATGTTCGGGAACAGCTGCGACCAGCGCACCAGGGTTTTGCCGATGTCGACCATCTTGGTCATGAATGGGGACAGCACCGGGATCAGCACCTGGCCGAACACGGTTCGCATGACCTCGACCAGCGACGCCCATTGCTGCCAGGGATCGACCATCGCCCGCGCCATCTGTTCGGCGTTCTCCAACCCGCGCACTTTGCCCAGTTGCTCGATGCCGTTGCGCAGCCGATCGGTGTCCTTGGCCAGCGCGCCAATCACCTGGGCACCTTCGCCGCCAAAAGCCTCCAGCAGCTTCGCACCGGCGGACGCGCTGGTCAGGTCGCCGAACTTGCCCTGGAGCTTGTCCAGGATGGTCATCATCGGCAGCATCTTTCCCTGCTGGTCGGTGAACTTCATCCCCAGCTTTTCCGAGGCGGCGCCGATGTTTTCGAAAAACGCCTTGTAGCGTCCGCCGGCGTCGCCGCCTTCCATGGTGCTGCTCAGTGTGCCGATCACCGCCATCTGTTCAGCCAGGTCGACGCCGGACGTCGTGGCGATCGCTCCGGCTTCCTTGAAGGCGTCTTTCATGGCCGCGCCGCTGGTGCGGAAAAGCTGCACCGCCAGCGCCGTTTGACCGCCGAGTTTTTCCACCCACGCGCCCTTCCCCATCGCATCGGCTTGGGACTTCTGCAGGTTGTAGAGCGTGCCGACGTATTCGCCCATGGTTTCGGCGTCGGTTTTGGTGGCCTTGGCCAGCAGGTTGCTGGTGTTGGTGAAGGTGGCCAACTGGTTGCCGGCCAAGCCTTTGATGGCGCCCTCGATGAGGTACGCGGACGCTACAAAGTCCTTGGCGTTCTCGCCGTAGTTCACCGCGAACTCCAGCGACTTGCTGTTCAGCGCGGACAGCGCATCCTCAGCCACGCCGAGCGATCGCACGTCGCCCAGGGCGCGGTTGACCTCCAGCGCCGGTTCCATGGATTCGCGAATGGCGACCACGCCCGCCGTCAGTCCGCCCAAGCCCAGGCCGATCGTCTTTATGTGCTTTTCGCTTTGATCGGAAAGCTCGGCAAAACCCATTTTCACCTTGCCCAGGGGCGCGGTGACCTTGTCCTGCAAGCTGAGAATGAAAGCCAGGCTGGCGCTACGGTCTGCCAATGTCGTTACCCGTTCAGCGCAATGGCAATGCCGTTAGCTACGGCAAATTCCATGCGTCTCCAGTGTTCGTCCTCCAGCCACTTGGCCATCCCCATCGCCTCGGGCGTGGGTTCGGCACCAGGTAGCCAGCGGTGCGTCAGGGCCATCAGCTGGCCCAGGCCGTTTTCGCTCAGGCGCTCAGCGTGCTCGAGCGCTTTTTTACGATCACCTCAACATTGGGTGCGTATTCCTCCAGCAGCGCGCCGGCGATTTGCATCACCATCACCGGGTTGGCCAGGATCGATTTCAGCGTGGCTTTTTCTTCCTGCTTGACGGTGTTCATCAACAGGTTGTTGCCCGGGGCGACCTTGTTGGTTTGGGTCAGAGCGTTGAAATACTTGGTCACGTCCGCCGGCGTCAGATTGAAGGTGAATTCGTTTTCGCCGACTTCCAGGGTGATTTCTTTGTTCTGTTCGTTCATTGGATGACTCACTTATTGAGGTTGGGTAAAGGGTTGCCCAGGTGCGCCGGCGATCGCCGGCAAACGTCCAAGGCGTATTGCTGCAGCCCGACGATCATTTGCCGGCTTTGGGCGAGTTGATCTCGGAGGGTGAAATAATTCTGTCGAGCGTCTGCAGCGAGTTCGGCGCGTCCTGCATCAGCCACGCGGGCGGTGCCGGTGGTTGCGGACACAGATCCGGAGGCGGGACAGGTAGCGCTGACGTACAGCCGGCCAGTGCCATCGCCGACAGCACGGCGCAGGCGTTCGTTTTCAGTGCGTGCATAGGTCAATTCCTTGGTGTTTCGTTGGTCGATCGCATCACGCTCAGCGAGCATTTCACCGCTGATGCGTGCCGCTTGGCGCAGGCCGACCACCTCAGTGTTCAGGCCTCGCAGGTCTTCCAGCGCTTCGTCGCGTTGATCCACCAGCCGGATAAACCAGTACAAGGGCACCAGGGCGGCAAAGAGCATCCCGAACAGTGCGGCCTTGAAAGGTGAAATGGTCATTTCAGGCAGACTCCCACCTCGGCCAGCCGGCGGTTATGCAGCCCGGGAACAAAGCGTTTCTGGCCCTTGCCGTCAGTCACAAAAGCCCACACCGGCGTCTTGCCGTCCGGCGCCCAAGCTAGGGCTTTGCAGCCTTCGGTAATGCGACCGGCGTTAATCAGCACGACCGCTCGACTGGCGCAGGTGCTGGCCGCACCAAAGTTGTGGCCGTGACTGGTCAGGGCGTCGAACGTGTTCTGGTTCACGTTCGGGTTGGTGATGCACTCGGCCAACTGCAGCTGCGTGTTGCGGATCACCAGTTGCTCCACCTCGGCGCACTTGGCAGGCGACCAGTAGTCGCCGACCACGACCGGGTACGGGCTGGTGAACCGGGTGATGCCTTTGCACACCGTAGGCAGCCCGCCGGCCAGTTTGTCCGCGTAAACGGTGTTCTGGCCGTTGCCTTCCCAGGTGCCCAAGAAGATCACCAGCGGCGTGCTGGCCAGCGCGATCAAACCGGCGGCTATCCGCCCGCGCAGGCTCATGGGAACCACACACGCAACAGCGCCGGCACGACCATCTGCAGCACAGCGCCAACCAGCGTCAAAATGGTCAGCAAACGCCCAACTTTGGAGCCGATCACGTTTACCGCAAGGGTCAACGCCTGCTGTCCTTTGTTCAGTTCCTTGAGCTGGCCAGTCATGTTTTCGAATTGCTGCTCAAGCTTGGTCACACGAGTCGGCACGGTTTCGTGACGGCCTTCAAACTCGTTCATGCGGTGCTCGATCACGGCAAGTTGCCGCTCCAGCGTTCCCAGACGCGAAGTTTCAGTAGTCATCGGCGTTTACTCTTCTCAACGTCCGTCTGGCACGGAACGCACCGCGTCATACCGCCCAGCGCCTGGCGTGCCGGCGGGATCTCTTTGTCACAGTCCTGGCAATGGGTCAGGCTTGGCCCGACCGGCATAGGCGTCTGCAGCTGCGCCTTGATCGCCTGGTCACGTTGGCGTTGCTCCAGCTCCTGGGCACGGTCGAACCAGTCCACCATTAGCGCAGCCCCTCGGTTTCAGCTGCGGCCAGGTAGGGAACGCCGTTGATACGGATAAAGTCCGGGCTGGTAACGTCAAACGGCACCTTGTATTTGCTCTTTTCGCCGCCCTTGGGATCGATCGACAGCAGGCTGGACACCTTCAACCGGCAACCGAATGCCTCCACACGCATTTCCTCGTCCTCACCGGCCTTGGCGAAGAACACCGCATCAAAGGGTTTCAGCTCGCGAAAACTGCCTGCCGAGCGGGCGGCGTCCACCAGCAGGTTGAAATTGGTGCTGTCCAGTTCGAGTTCGCCGGCGGCGGCGACATCGCCGTCCACATAGCCGTCCGGAACGCCACGGGTTTGAGCCACTGCCGAGTTGTCGGTGATGTCCAAGGTGCAACTCTCAACGTGCAGCGCGATGTCGCCCAGGTTCACGTCAAAATTCTTGCCGCCAATCTTCGCCATGGCGCGTTACTCCGTTTTGTCGGTGGAAAGATCCAGGGCGATGTTCGCGGCCAGGTCTTTCGGGCAGTTGAGGGGTTTGAGCTTGAAGTAGGCGACCACCTTGGTTTTGCTCAACCAGGTCAGCACCAGGTCGCCGTCTTTCGGCGGTTCGATATCGCCGGGGAACACTTGGCCAGCGAACGTGACGGACTTGGCCATGGCGCGCAGTGGAGCCATCAACTGGTTGGTGTTGACGGCCATGCTGTTGGGGGTGTTGTTCAAGCGCCGATCGGCCACGCGACGGATCAGCAGCGCCCGAATCAGGCGAGCGGCTTTGTCGGTGATGCGCAGGTATTCGACGACCTGGAAGTCGCTGCCCGGGGTGTCCAGCATGTTGCCGTCACCCCAATACACGCCCGGATAGTCCGGATAGGTTTGCGACACCGAGTACCGCGCCCGATCCAGTTCGGAGCGCACAGCCGAGGGCAGGGAGATTTTTTCGCCATCAATCGGCACCGGGCCGAGGCCCAGCACGGCACCGGTGGCCACGCGCATCGGGCTGTCGGCGATGCTCACGGAAGCGTTGGCCAATCGGCCAGCCAGCACGCCCAAGTCATTGCCGTGCAGCTGCGGGACAACCAGCACACGCGGCGCGGCGAGGTTGGCCAGTAGCGTTTTTCGCTCGCCCACGTACTTCGCCCAGGTCTGGTCGGCGGTGATGCCGGCAGTGCAGGCCATTACAAAGATTCGACGCCCATAGGTATTACTCAATGAGATAGCAGCGTCATTCATGGCCGAAAGTTCTGCCGGCGCGGTCACCGGTTTGATGATGATTACAGCCTCGACGGAATAGCCCAGTTGCTGGGATTGCTCCAACGCATCAGCCCAATTGCCCTCGGCGCCGATCGGAGCGGCCACACATGCCCAGCGCTGACCACCGTTGAGACGGGCAGCGGTGATTTGGGTTTTCAGGTCACTGGCCGCAACGCCCAGGGCGGCGTCCAGATCGCTGTCGTTGTTCAGGGGCAGAAACTGGCCGACGTTCTTGCCGGCAGGGCCGATGAATAGAAAGTAACGCTCAATCTCGTTCACTGGCCCCTGGCCCAGATTGAGATTGTCGACGGTGACTTGACCGAGTGCCATGCAGTGCCTCGTTAGCGGGGTGAATTAAGGATTTGTTGCAACACCTGGTTAATCAGCAGATTGGTGTCGCGATCGGAGTTAACGCCGATGAACTGGCGCTTCGGCAGGGTGATTTCCCAGCTCTGCGCGCCCGAAGACTCGCTGCGCTGGTCGTCCAGGATGCGGATCAGCAAGCCCGCCTTGGCGTAGTTCACATGCTCCTGAATCCACGCCACCGACGGCCTGGTCAGGCTTTTTCTGCCAGCCTGGCGCACGCGAAAACCCAGCCGACGCAGGCGCTTGGCTTGCTTTTCGGTGGCCGCAAGTCCCGGCGGGGTTTTGTTCCAGCGGCGCATCTGCGCAGCGGTGCGGCGTTCACTGACGCCGTTGTGTTGCTGGGCGGCGACCCATCGGGTCAGGGCGTTTTTCCAGCCCAGTTCCGCTTCATCAGCGGTCAGTCGAGTGACCACCATCAGCTTGGCCAGGCCGGCTTCCATCTTCTTTTTGCCCTTGCCGTCGCCCTGGCGCGGAGCGAACGCCGAGCCGTCAAGGTTCTGCTGGGCACGCTGACGTTTGCGGCTCATCGTCCGCACGCGCTTGGTGACCTGGTTCAACAACCGGCGGCGCAATTGGGGCGGCATGGCCAGCAATGCCAGTTGCTCGCGCACGCCCAGGCGACCCAGTACGTCGAGTTCGAACGTGCTACGCCCCGCCATCGGTGGCCACCTCGCCATGCTCAGCGACCCACAGGTCAAACGGGATGAACGCCCAGGTCTTGCCGAAGGCCTCGACTTCGCCGTCCGGATCTTCGGAGAGGTACTGCGGTTCAACGAATTCCAGCGTGACTTCCACGTCGAATAGGTCGGTGTCGACCGGCTCCACGGCGAATTCCGGCGCCGGCAGTTCGTGGCGGTCGCGGTCGGCGTCGTGGTTTTCCAGCCAGCTGCCGACCAGGGCCATCAGGCGTGCCGGATGATCGGCGAAGCGTTCCAGGATGATCGCTGCGCGATAGTGCATATCGCCCAGGTGCATGCCGTCCACGCCGGGCTTCCAAACGAGATGGAGCTTTACCTGTTCGGTGAAGCTGTCGAGCTGTTCAGGCTCGACCAGCCGGCGTTCCAGCAGGTAGGCGGTCAACGCCTGCAGCTTGGTCATAGCAGCGCCGCCGTGATGCGGCCACGGCCCTGCAGAGCGCGCACAGCTTGCTGACTGAAAGCCAGAAAAGTGTCCTCACGCTCCGGCGCTTCCTTGCCGGTGTTCTCGGCACTCTCACGGCGTGTCACGGTGGCGAATTGCTGCAGGGCGCTGGCCTTGGCGCGGCAATACACGGCGCGCTTGTACAGCTTCGCCTTGAACGCTCGTTCAGGCAGCAGCATCGGATCGGCTGTTTCCACGGCAGTGATGCCTGTTTCCAGCCAGCTGGCTTTGAGCTTGGCAAGGTCGTCGTTGACCTCGGCCATCGCGATGAACAGGGCGTCGGTCAGCAGGTCGCCCAGGAACTCCGCCGGTAGGCGGTAGCCCTTCTGGAACTCGGCCACGGAGAGGTTCGGCCAGAAGCCGTCGTTCTCGATCGCCTGTTCCACGATGGTGGTGGGTTTCCCGGAAAAGCTCATTGCTGACCGCTCAAATAGGGCGGGGAGACTGTTTTTCGTGGGGCTGTCCATAAATGGCAGACACACGTCCACAGTTCCCCGCTGGGGGGGTAGTCGGTTATTGCGCGCCGTCGTTGGCGGATGTTTGTTTGGCGATCGCCTTGCGGCATTTCGCTATACGCGTTTCGTTGCCGGCTTTGGCGTAAAGCTCAGTGGAGCGCTCCAGGTGCGTAAGCGCGGTTTCCCACTGCTCGTTTTCCATGGCGCGCATGCCGATCAACTTGTGGTACTTGCTCGGGATCTGCTCGGGCAGATTCCACTCACCGTCAACACGCGGCAGCAGATCGGACAGGTACGGTTCCGGGCTGCGCTGGGCGTTGTATTCGGCGTAGGCCCAGTCGATCACTGCATCCGCGACAAAGGTCTGCACGTCGCGCTTGAAGCGCTCCGGCATCTCCTGGCCCTGCTCGATCGCGAAGTCCGCCAGTTCCAGGCCGTCTTCGAATTGCTCGGTGTCGAACAGCCAGATCATTACCTGCACCAATACGCGGTTCGGCATCACCAGGCCCGAATCCATGTAGCGCTGGATGAAGTCCTGGTACTTGGGCAGCAACTCAGCTCGCTTAAGCGTTTGCTTGCTCGCCAAGTTCTTCAAATCGCTCAGGCGCTTCAGGTCTTCATCCAGCGAGGCTTCCATCAGCAGCAGGTGCTTTTTCGCGTTGGCCGGACTGCTCAGGGCTTCCGCCGGCGAATACGCCAGCGGTGCCGCTGCAGCAGCGATCACTGCAGCGGTTCCCTGCGCCAAAATGCGGCGCTTGTGGGCAAGGGCCAGGCTCACTTCACCAGCTCCACGTTCTCGGTCAGCGCGATTTTTTCCAGTTGCTCGATCACGTAACCCTCGTTGCGGCTGTTGTAGTCCTCAACGCGGGAACGCTTCGGGTTATCCACGGTTTGCTTGCGCCAGCTGGAGTCCTGGAAGTAAATCGACAGGTTGTCCCAACTGGTGACCAGCACGCCGTTGACCGGGAAGAACGGCACGCTAAAGCTCGGCAGACCACCGTAGGTGGCGATCACCTGGGCGTCCTCAATGCGCTCTTTTTCGGTCGGGGTGTCGCCCTGTTTGGCGTACAGCTTCGCCTTGTCAGCAGCCAGAAGGTCGGTGCCGATGATCGCCACCAGGTCGCCGCCGTCGCGCAGACGCTCGTCCACCATTTGCTTGGTGTCATGCACCAGGCCGTCCAGGTTCTCGTAATCACCGCCCGGCCCCATGGTGACCTTGCCGGGTGTTTTGCCTTCCTTGAGTACCTGTTGCGGCGCCTGTTCACGCAGCTGCTGCAGCCAGCCTTTGTTCACGTCCTGCAGCATCGGATAGGCTTCGATGTCGGTCTGTGCAGCCGCTTTCACACCATGGAAACCGACCATGATGCGATCCAGGGCGATCTGTTTCTGCACGGCAGCCGAGTAGCGTTGATGGAAGTCCGGGAACTTGGCCCAGGCATCGATCTTCGCGTAAGGCAGTCCCACGTCCGACTCAGTCGACGACAGCTCGTAGGTGCTGTTATCCAGCGCCGAAGCGTCTTTCGCCACGCGATCGGTGGTCTTGGTGTTGGTGCGGCCAGTCACCGGGCCAGACACGCCAATGAATACCTTCTCGCCCTTGATCTCGGTCACCGGAATGACGTTGATGCGCTGCAGGAAGTCCGCTTTGGCGGTAATGGCGTCGTTCAGCTCCTGGGCGATCGACGGTTCAACAGAGAACATCTTGCTGGCCAGCTCGACACCGTAGGTCTCGGCGATCGCCAGCTGCATTTCGGCGTACATCTTGGCGCCGTAGGCGCTCAGAGAACGGGCCATGGTCAGAGTACCCGCGCTTTGGTTTTGTCAGTGGCGCCAGTGGTACGCGGCAACTGACGACCAGTGCTGGTGTTCTGCAGTGCGGAGAACTGCTTTTGCAGGTTGCCAAGCGCCGCCAGCACTGCCTTGTTACCGCCGCCGTTGCGCTTGAATTCGCGCTCTTCCTCGGCGGTGGTGACGATCTCGTCCACTGCAGCGCTGACGTCATCGATCGGGGCTTGATCGGGTTCTGGTGCGTCTTCGGCGGCAGGCTCGATCACGGCCTGAATGCCGGCAGCGACGACCAGCAGCTGGGCCAGCAGGGCTTTCAAAGCCGTTGCGGTAGCTTCATCCATTGGGGGTTTGCTCTCGGTTGGGGTTTGCGGGGTGGTTTCGGCGGACGTTTCTTCAATGCCGAAACGCTTGAACAGGCGGGTGAACATGGCGGCGAGGCGCCCGATCTCGCCCTGCGGCTCGGTCTCAGATTTGGTCTTAGTCACGGGTAGCGGGCCTAACTCCAGCGATGCGGCGTAGTACGCGGCGCGGCTGGTTCGGTTGGAGAAATACAGCTCTTGCGTGCCGAGGCTGGCCGGCGAATCAGTCACCGCCAGCCCGGTCAGATAGGCCTTGCCGCTGCCGGCAAAATTCGGGGTGATTTCGATGCTGCTGAACAGCTTCTGGCCCTGATCGTTGAGGTACAGCAGGCGGTCATTCGGTTTCAGCTGCGCTTCCAGGGCAATTTGCCCCGGTTCCAGATCCTCATCCTCTTCCACCAGGCGCACGGCAAATACGGTGCCGTGCGAGCCTGTCCAGCGTTCGTGGTCACACCAGATCACAGCGGTGTATTTGGCCGGGGTGTAGGTCTCAGCGATGTCGCGCAGCTCCTGGGGCAGAATCTCGCGGCCATCGACGGTCGGGCCGCTGGTGGCAACACGTTTCCAGTAGGAGATAAGGGAACGGGGCATGGTGGATAACTGCGCTCAATCACTGAATGAGCCGCCACGATAGGGAGCCGATTTGCCCCAAACAAACGGTTAGTTTTCGGCGATCTCCTATTTTCCGGATATAGGCGAATGATGGGATTTAACCCCGCGTTTCCGGCGTTTTCGCCGCATAGACTGCGGCCCATGAACTACCCGACCGAAGTCAAAGAAGCCGCAAAACGCCTCTACCTGCGCCGCTGTTCGGTGAAGGAAATCCAGGCGCATTTGAAGCTGCCAAATATCCGTATCGTCTACTACTGGATCCGCCAAGGCGGCTGGGACGAGATGCTGACGGATGAAGAACCGTTGAGCGCGGTCAACCGGCGAATCACCTTGATTCTGGAGAAGATCGAGCCGCTGACGAAAGCCGAACTGGACGAACTGGAGCGGCTGACAAGCCTGCTTGAGCGGCTGAAAAAACTTGCGGCCAAGCCTGCACAGGCTGCGCCGTCGGACGCACCGGGGGAGCCTCGCGAACGCCAGCCTGGTCAACGTCGTGAACGCGGTGAAGGCGCCGGCAAGAAGCGCGAAAAGAAGGCCAAGAACGACATCAGCGGCCTGACCGAAGTGGACTTCCTGGATAAGTTCATCTCGAAAATGTACGGCTACCAGAAAGAACTGTTCGAGGCGAAACAGAACCCGCTGACCCGCCGTGTCCGGAACATCCTCAAAAGCCGTCAGGTCGGCCTGACCTACTACTTCGCCGGCGAAGCGTTCATGGACGCCGTGTTGAGCGGTGATAACCAGGTATTCCTGTCGGCCAGCCGATCGCAGTCCGAGATCTTCCGCAGCTACATCATCCAGTTCGCCAAGCAATGGTTTGATATTGAGCTGACCGGTAACCCGATCACCCTGAGCAACGGCGCCGAGCTGCGCTTTCTCAGCACCAACAGCAGCACCGCCCAGGGCTACCACGGCCACGTCTACGTGGACGAATATTTCTGGATTCGCGACTTCGAAAAACTCAGCACCGTGGCCAGCGCCATGGGCACCCACAAGAAGTGGCGCAAAACCTATTTCTCGACGCCCAGCGCCGTGTCGCACCAGGCGTATCCGTTCTGGTCGGGCGAAGAGTTCCGCAACAGCAAGCGCGGCAAGAAGGCCGGCGGTGTGTGGCCGAGCGAAACGGCCTACACACAGGGCGCGCTGTGTCCGGACGGCCAGTGGCGCAAAACGATCACCCTGGACGATGCGATCGCCGGCGGTTGCGATTTGTTCGACCTGGAGCAGCTGCAGCTGGAATACGACGAGGACAAGTTTCAGCAGCTGTTCTACTGCAAGTTCATAGACAGCACCCAAAGCGCGTTCAGTCTCAAGGATCTGGAGCGCTGCTACTCGGATCTGTCGTTGTGGGAGGACTACAACCCGGATCTGGATCGCCCGTTCGGCAACAGCCCGGTGTGGCTAGGGTACGACCCGAGTCGCACCCGCGACGACGCCACCTGTGTGGTCATCGCGCCACCGCTCGAACCCGGGGCGAAGTTCCGGATCCTGGAGAAACACAGCTGGCGGGGCCATTCGTTCACCTACCAGGCCTCGCAGGTCAAGAAGCTGACCGAGCGCTTCAACGTGCAGCACATCGGCATCGATGTCACCGGCGTGGGTTACGGCGTTTTCGACCTGGTGCGCGACTTCTACGCCAAGGCGACACCGATTCACTACAGCTTGGAAGCGAAAAACGCCCTGGTGCTCAAAGCCCAGGACACGATTCAAGGCAGTCGCATCGAGTGGGACGCCGGATGGACGGATATCGCCCAGGCCTTCCTGACCATCAAGCGCGGCGCCACCAACAGCGGTCAGATCACCTACAGCGCATCCCGTACCGAAGCCACCGGTCACGCCGACATTGCCTGGGCGGTGATGCACGCCCTGTCCAACGAACCTTTGAACACCAACAAGCGGCGTCGTAGCCGCTACGTCACGAGTAACCAGAGCAGCCATGGCCAACCGCAAACGCAGAAAGCACCACGTAGCCCAACCACAGCAGCAGCCGATGCGCTCATTTACGTTCGGGGAGCCGGAACAGGTGCTGTCGGGCAACATCGGCGAATACGTGGGCGTGTTTCCCAGCGACGACGGCAAGATCTACAAGCCGCCAGTGTCCCGGGCTGGTCTGGCCAAGCTATTGCGCGCCAACGCGCACCACGGCGCCATTCCGAAGTTCAAGCGCAACCTGCTGTTGCGTGAGTTCATCGCCTCGGCTGGCTGCAGCACAGAGACGATGGGGCGCGCCGGCCTGGACTACATGGTGTTCGGCGAAGCGTACTTCTACAACGACACCAACGCATTCGGCCAAGTGCTGGAGTTGCAGCACCTGCCAGCGATCAACATGCGCGTGAAGGTCGACGGCGGCTTCATGATGCTGCTCCCCGACAATAAGGAGATGGAGTTCGAGGCGCACGAAATCTCCCACGTTCTGGACTACGACGTGGAACAGAACATTTACGGGATTCCAGACTATCTGGGCGGCCTGCAGGCGCTGCTGCTGAATGAGGCCGCTACCCTCTTCCGCCGGCGCTACTACAGCAACGGCGCGCACGCCGGCTACATCTTCTACACCAACGATCCCGATCTGACGGAAGAGGACGAAGAAGAACTGCGCGCCCAGATCAGCGCGAGCAAGGGCGTGGGCAACTTCCGATCGATGTTCGTCAACATCCCCAATGGCAAAGAGAACGCGATTCAGATCATTCCCGTGGGTGACTTTCAGGCGAAAGACGAACTGGAGAAGGTGAAGAACATCACCCGGAACGACGTCATTGCAGCCTGGCGAATGAACCCTGCGCTGGCCGGCATCATCCCGGAAAACACCGGCGGATTTGGCGACATTGAGAAGATCGATCGCGTGTACACCAGCAACGAGATTCGCCCGATCTGCCAGCTGTTTAACCAGTTAAACGATCGACTGCGAGAAGACAGGCGCTTTAGCTGGAAACTCGCACCAGATGCAGTGGAAGCCACTACATGAAACACTTTTCGAAGCAAATGCCACTACAAAATGTGGCAATATGGTGGCGATCAGCTGCCCCTGGGGAGGGACACTATGAGAGTTGTATGCAAGTGCGGCCACAAAGGCCGGATTGCTTCACGGGAAGAGGTCACGACGGAGTTTGTAAAACTCTATTGCCAGTGCCTGGACGCGAAGTGCGGGCACACTTGGGTGGCGAATCTGACGTTCTCCCACACGCTCAGTCCGTCATCGCAGACGTTCGAACGCATGTTGATGGATCGTCTGCGCGAGATGCCCAGAGCGAAACAGCGGGAGCTTTTCGAGCAGTTGGGATCGCAGGCGGTGGCGTAGGTACAAACCGCCAACGCTAAAGCGTCGGCGATCGGGATCATTCACCGAATGACGTTCAGCCCCCCAAGGGTTCCTTTGGGTTGATTGCCATTATCTCGGCTAACCGGCGAACCTGCTGCTGTTCAACCTGGGTAAGCCGACGATATAGATCGATCAGACGACGCTCGATGCTGGTTAGTCCCGCTGTTTCCAACTCGAAGTTTTCGAACTCGACGCGATCGTTCTTCTTGCGATCCAACATGCTTACTACTCCATAAAGTGCATTGCTGAATCGACGTTATCGGGGCGGCAAACCGCATTGAAACAGAGGTGCGACTAATGAGTCAGGTGCATTGTTGCGAGTTACTTCCGCTGGCGAGCGGCGTCATCTGCCATGGCTTCGAGGAAACGCCGAATCGCCTTTTGATCTTCATCAGATATGGCTCTGAACTGGGCAATTAACTGTTCTTCTGCAGCGCTGAAAAGTTGACCCAGTGGAGTCGATCGCCGGCCGGTGAGCACATAAGCAGCATCAACACCGCGTTCCTCAAGTGCGGTGACGTAGCGAAGATCAAGCGAGCTTGCTCCCAATTCGTAGTTCTTCTGCGTGCCCCTGCTAACACCCAGCAGCACGCCAAAATCAGTTTGATTTAACCCCAAGCGCTCGCGCTCTTCCCTGAGACGTTCACCAACTCGTTCCGCTATGAGCATTTTTTTAGTCACCACCATTGACTTGATCATTTTTCTGACCAAGAATCACCACAGACAAACGCAAACAAACAGAAACGAACAAGGGGAGCACTATGCCCGCCACCGTTACGCACGAGCAAGCCCGGGCGGCGCTCGATCGAAAAGGCGTCAGCATTGCAGAGTTCAGCCGCAAACACGGCCTGAACAAAAATTTAGTCAGCGACCTATTGAACGGTCGGATCAAAGGTCGCCGTGGGGAGGCACATCGCGCCGCCGTGCTACTTGGGATTAAAGACGGCGTAATCGAACAGTAATAGCGGCGCTCCACAGGGAACAGTAGAAGATGAAAAGCCCGATCCTAGACACTCGCAAAGAAGTCATGAGCGAGATCATCCGCAGCTATACCGGCGGACGCGAAGCCGCCGCTGCACGCTTGGGGCTGAAGCTCAAGAAGTTCGACAACCATGCCTACGAAAACGCCGGATGCAGTCCTCTCAGTGACTCTCAGGTTTTCATGCTTGAACAGGATTGCGGAACTCACCACTTCCCCAACTACGTCGCCTCAATGTACGGCGGGTTGTTCGTTCCAGTGGCTGATCCTGAAACGCTAGACAACGTCGAGCTATACGCTCGATCGCTACAGGTAGCGGCAAAACGCGGTTGCGTCGACCAGGCGATCGCCAAGGCGCTGGAGGACGGTTCAATCAGCGAAGAAGAAGCCGAACTGATTCTGGACGCTCACAACCTCCACGTTGCTGCACGGCACGCAGAAGTGCTTGCCGCAATAGCTCTTTACCGCGCAGGGAAAGCCCAATGAACAATCTGCCTGCAGTACAGGAATATCAGGACATGCTCAAAGCTGCGGCGTCGGTGTTTCTTGAACGGCACCGGTGCGAACACCTGAGCGACGATCAACAACTGATCAAACGAGCTGTGCAGCATTTGGTCGCGGACTTCGACGTACCCACTCCGACAGCTGAAAAAATGGTTCACCTGGCCTACAGCGATTTGTCTGTTGTCAGCGATCGGCAGCGACTGGATGTAATGACCAGCACACCGACACACACAGTTATCAAGGACACCGGCACCGGTGAGGTCTGGGCCATACCCGTCAGCCTGATCTATGAACGAATCCTCAACGCACCGGACAACGGGCGTTTCCGCGTCACCGCTCCGTAACACCTAACCAATCAATCCCCCGATTCCCCATTTCCGTGGGTTTGGGTGAGCTGCGCCCGAAATTGAGGTTTGACGATGGAAAACGCCCTGAACATCAACGCAAAACTGCCACCGGAGCAGGCCGAAGCGCTCTTGGCCAACCTGCGCGAGCAGTACCGTCTCAGCCTCAATGACCTTTGGTACTCCGACCATTACCGCTGGATTCCCGAAGGGCTGCGCCACGGATCGATCCTCACGAACGATCCGGTGATGGCCGCTCGAAAACACCTGATCGGCGCCCTCGCCGGCGCCCTGACTCAAAGCCTCAAAACAGTGAAAAAACCATGAGAGACGATCTTCGCTCCGACGTCCTGCAGCGCCTTGAAAATGACTACGGCCTAAAACACCGTGCCGGCACCGATTACATGCGCGGCGGTGAATGCCCCAAGTGCAGGAAAAAAGAGCTGTATTCACGACACGACAAGCCATGGCTGGTTATCTGCGGTCGCCCTGAGAAGTGCGGCCACACCATGCACGTTAAGGAGATCTACGACGACCTTTTCGAAGACTGGAGCAAACGCGCGCCAGCTACGGACAGTGCCCCTACGGCGACTGCTCGCGCCTACCTGGAGTTCGGCAGGGGCTTCGACATCCAGTTGATCGCGGGCTGGTTCACGCAAGACACCTACTACTCTTCTCAGCACAACGCAGGCAGCGCGACGGTGCGTTTCGCCTTGGAGAAAGGCGGCTACTGGGAACGCTTGATCGACAAACCGGCACGCTTCGGAAAGATGAAAGCGCGATTCGCTCCGGGTGAAAGCTACCGTGGGGTGTGGTGGTGCCCGCCTTGTGTGGATCTGCTCGAAGCAAAAGAAGTGTGGATCGTGGAAGGCATCTTTGACGCCACCGCCCTGGTGCACCACGGCATTGCCGCCGTGTCCGCCATGTCATCCAACGCCTTCCCGGCTGACTCGCTGCAGGCGTTGGTCACGGCACGCCCGGGCAATCTGCCTAAGCTGGTGTGGGCGTTGGACAACGAACCAGGTGCCCACGCCTACACCAAGCGTTGGGTACGTATGGCCCGCGAATTGGGCTTTACCTGTGAGGCCGCTCAGATCCCTCAGCGGGACAAACGCAAGGTCGATTGGAACGACTTACACCAGCGCTGGCAGTTCCTGGACGAAGGCGAGAAGCGCGACGCCCAAATTGAAAAAGACATCACCATTGCTCGGCATCACGGCGCGCTGTTGATCGCTGAGAACGCTACCGAAAAAGCCCTGGTGATGTTCGATTGGAAGCGTCGAAGCGAATTTCATTTGGAGTTCGGCAATCGCCTGTATTGGTTCAAGCTTGATCTGGAGAAATACAACAAGGCCATTCAGGAACTGGAGGACAGCGAGCATCACGACGATCAGCAACTGAACAATAAACAGATGCGGGCGAAAGCCATGCAGCAGTGCGGCGCGCTTCAGCGCATCGCTACCTGCAACCCGAAAGCCCTTTACTACCAGGAAAACAAGCTTACAGACGAGTCCTGGTATTACTTCCGGATCACGTTTGCACACGACGCTGCGCCGATCAAAAACACTTTCACCAGCGCTCAGATCTCTTCATCGGCCGAGTTCAAAAAGCGTCTGTTGGGCATTGCCCCCGGTGGGATGTTCACCGGAACAACGCAGCAATTGGACGCGTTCATTGAGGAACAAACCGACGCTCTCAAGACCGTTCAAACCATCGACTTCACGGGCTACACCCGCGAACACGGCGCATACGTGTACGGCGATGTGGCGGTACGCGACGGTAAAATCTTCAAACTGAACGAAGAAGACTTCTTCGACATGGATCGCTTGAGCATTAAAACGCTCAGCCAGTCAGTGACCTTGAACCTGAACACTGACCTGGAGAAGTTCGATACCGAATGGCTCGAGATCATTTGGCAATGCTTCGGTGCCAAAGGGTTGGTCGCCCTCGCCTTCTGGTTCGGCTCATTGTTCGCCGAGCAAATCCGGCAGCATCAAAAGAGTTACCCCTTCATGGAAATTATCGGTGAGCCAGGCGCCGGTAAATCGACCCTGATCGAATTCCTCTGGAAGTTGTGCGGACGCCTCGACTACGAAGGTTTCGACCCCACGAAGGGCACACCCGTTGCTCGGGCGCGAAACTTCGCCCAAGTCGGGAATCTGCCAGTGGTGTTGATTGAATCCGAACGCGAAAAATCAGATGGAAGCCAGACCCGCCAATATGACTGGGACGAACTAAAGACCGCTTACAACGGCCGCAGCGTTCGCTCAACCGGTGTAAAGAACAACGGTAACGACACCCGCGAACCGCCCTTCCGTGGCGCCGTGGTCATCGGTCAAAATCACGCGGTGAACGCCTCAGAACCGATCCTGCAGCGCCTGGTGCACATCGCCATGACGAAGGACGGGCAGACCCCACAAACCAAACTGCTAGTTGAAAAACTTGAGCGTATGCCCGTCGACCGCGTGAGCGGGTTTCTGCTCCATGCCACCACGTCGGAGTCCTCCGTGATGGAGACCATTCGCGCGAAGGTTCCGACCTACGAGCAGGCGCTGCTGGCGCTGCCTGAGATTCGCACCGTCCGGATCGCAAAGAATCATGCCCAGCTACACGCGCTCGTAGACGCACTGGTGCACGTCGTTCCTCTGAAAAAATACCAATTAGAAGCCACACACGCAGAGATCCAAAACATGGCCAAGGATCGGCAGCTGGCCATCAATGCTGATCACCCGGTCGTCGTCGAGTTTTGGGAACTGTACGAATATCTAAACAGCGCTGCCGGCGGACTCAACCACTCACGCAATGACAGTTTGATTGCGGTAAACCTCAACGACTTCGCCAAAGAAGCCGCAGAGAAACGCCAGAAAGTCCCAGACATGACAGAGCTGAAGCGCCACCTGAAAACCAGCAAGTGCCCGAAGTTCGTGGAGACAAACAGAACCGTTTGCTCCGCCTGGGAGTTGGATGCCGCAGAAAAACCTAAAACCGTGCGTTGCTGGATTTTTCAGAGCGCCTAAATCAAAAAAACAAAGGAACACCGTAATGTCTAAACGCAGTGAACAAGACCAGAGTCTGGAAATCACAGCACCAGAATCAAAGTCATTGGTTTCTACTACGCTTCCAGCAGTGCCCGCCTCTAAACTGATTTTTCAGCCGTTGGAAAGTAAAGGTTCGAGGGTTTTACCGTGAGCCAAGCAACACCAGGTGTTTTGACCTTCCAAGATCTGCAGCACATCACCGGTTATCAGCGCCGATCCGATGTTGAGCGATCACTGATCGCCCAAGGCGTGCGTTTGTTCCGAGGCCGGACAGGCCCTTGGACGACGCTTGATCTAATCAACCTTGCCGGTGGCGTTACTCCGGCCAATGCTGAAAGGTATGACACTGACATATTATGAGGCGAGCGAGAAAGCGTAAGCACAATCCACATATCCCTGCCCATGTCGATCAGGCCGCCCTACCGGCGGCCATTTACTTCGACCATCGCAACAGTGGTGTCTGGTACACACTACATAGGGACGAGACCGGGAAGCAGCGCCGTCAAAATGTGGCGCCCGCAGATGTGTCGCTGGCAGAGCTTCATCGAATCATGGAAGAGGCGTCCAACGTCGACCGAGGAACACTCCGCCACGTGTGCGAGCAGTTCCATCTGAGCGACCGTTACAAAAAACTCGCGCCCAAAACCCACGATGACTACTGCTACTCACGCGATGTTCTGCTGGGTATTCCCACCAAATTGGGCAAACCGCTCGGCGATCTGGCCGTAAAGAAATTCAGCTCCGCCCTGGTGCAACGCATTGTCGATCGGATCGCCGATGAGGGTACACCCTCTAAAGCGGCACATGCTCTGCGGTATCTACGCCGTGTACTGCAGTGGGGACGCAATAGAGGATTCCTTGAAGCCAACCCGGCCCTAGGCATCGAGGCGCCTATTGAACGGAAGCAACGCCGGTTGCCACGGTTGAACGTTATGGACGTCTTAATCGATCGGGCAACAGCACGTGGACGCCTGGCACGCAACGAACCTGGTGGTTGCCCTGAGTACCTGGCCAGCGTGATGGAATTGGCCTACCTGTGCCGACTTCGCGGCATCGAAGTCGTGACACTATCGGACGCGAACGAGCTGGAAGAAGGGATTTTGACCAACCGGCGCAAGGGTAGCAGGGACAACATTGTACGTTGGACGCCACGACTGCGCGCTGTGTGGAATCGAGCGAAGGCAATACGCGCTAAAATCTGGGAACGGCGGAAAACGGCGATACCGATGTCTCCATCGAAGCGTTTCATCATTGTGGCTAGCCATGGAGGACCGCTTCGTAAATCTAGTCTGGACACAGCCTGGCAACGCTTTATCACGTTAGTAATATCTGACGGCATCATCGATGCTGAAGATCGTTTTGCACTGCATGATTTGAAGCGACGCGGAATTACAGACACGAGCGGTACCCGAGCTGAAAAGCAGGAAGCAAGCGGTCACCGTGACCCCAAAATGATGGACATCTATGACCTAAGCATTCCTACAGTGGCGCCTGCTTCTGACTGAGAAAGAGGCGCGATCCCTTCGCTTTTGAGAAGATCAATCCGTTGCCTATCGAATCACGTACCACAAGGTCTTGATTTTCAATATTTTTATTCTAGCGATCTTGAACCCGTGCCGTCTTTTTATCAGACAGCTTGATGAAATAGAGTCGGGGGAAAGCTTCGATTTTTCAGAAGGCAACTCGTCGAATTTACGGAAAAATGTTTACTTTGGTGTATAGTTTCACTACCAAGCACCTTTCCTAGGTTCGGATTGCATATAATGACCACCCGTACTGGCGTCCTCAAAAACTCTCCCCTTACTCTGGTTTTCGCATCGGTCAGGTTCGCGCCTTGGCCTCTGCTGGGCAAGAGAATCGACGAGATTCAGAACGATCTGAGAGACGTTCTGCCCTTCATGCATCACGTAGAGGTTGAGGCTCCTGATGGCGCGCCTCAAGGTACGATGTTCAATGGTGAAGCGTGGATGCTTATCTCACTGGACAAAAGTTATGGCGTTCAAATCACGAAAGATCAGGTGCTTATATTCACGCCAAACTATATCGACTATGCGGATTTCGAGAAAAAAATAGATAGAGTAATCAAAACTCTTCTTTCGCATATGAACTTTATGCACGTACAGAACATGGGCGTTAGATATATCGACCATGTTAAACCAAAATCGAAAGAGAAAAGCACCGACTATATATCTCCGCAATTTATTGCACCTTCAATTGAAGGATATGCAACAACCGGCGGGCATTATTTCAGTGAGTACTCGTGCGAGACTCATAAGATTAGAGTAAGTGTTCTGGACATGCCTGGAACGATACCATTACCGCAAGATGCGATACCCGTATTAGCAATATTCAACGGAATTGAAAACCCATTAAAACTGGAACAATTGAAAGACCAAGAGTTCCTGATCGACATGGATGCAGTAAGCATATTCAAAAGCGCTGAAAAACTTTCTGATACAGATATTACGAAAGAGTTGCGAAAGCTTCACAATGTCGCCAACAACTTCTTTAGGCATGAAGAAGTTTTTAGTGACCATGCGTTTAAGGTTTGGAAAGGAGAATCCTAATGCTTTGCGACGCAGATACTTTTGTAGCAAATCAAATCCCGGCGCCTTCTTGCCTTGCAAGTACAGGCCGTACATTTTCTAGCTCAGCGTCTTCTATGAAAATTAGAATGAGCGAACAGAGAGGATTGGGACGACTACTTCAGAAGTATGCATCTATACAATCATTCATGGGCGAGTTACTTGACCAGAATATCCCTAGGGGGCTAACTGGCTACGTTAAAGAACCACCGCGCCTTGTATTGACTATAGATAGAAAGGAGTCGGTTAACTTAGACAGCAACGTCATTAAGCTTGTAAAGAATATAAGTATCGAAAAGGAAAAAATCGCAGAAATAACTTTTAAGACGCAGCTTGAATCTTTGCAGTCTGAACTTGGCCTGTCGATCACTCAGCTTTCTCAGTTTTTTGGTGTTACGAGAAAGTCGGTTTACGATTGGCTGGACGGAACCGCACCGAGAAACGCCAACAGTAAGCGACTGGAGATAATGGCGTCTGTTATTGCTTCCAGCAATGATAGAAACAATCTCAAGCGCCTGAAAGGCGTTTGGCTGACGCCAATAAATGGAAAGTCGTTTATGGACGTCATTGCTGATGATGAATTGGGCGACGAGCAGAAAGTCGCAGCAGCTTCACTAAAATTAGATGAGCTTGCACCTCGTCTAGGAGCTCAAGAAAAACCTAAGAATAAAACATACCTCGGCAATGCTCATACTTCAGACATCGATCGAGTAGCAGATCTTGGCTAACATTGACATAGATTTAGCAACCGTAATCAAGAGCACAGGCTGGTGGCAAGGTTCTGTAATTTCTGAAAAGAGATTACAGAGCCACAGCTCTGACGACTCGGGGGATGGTTGGTGGATCGTCGCTTCTCAGACTTGTAACTTGTACAATCCCGACTTTTGTAAAATCCCAGTCGTAGAATTGATAGCAGCTCGAAAAGTTGAAAAACTAGATAAGTCATTTTCCAGAGGAAATAATCCGCGGCTGCTTCATTTGGAGGCAATAGGTAACAGTGAGACAGTCTACTTCGAAGTGGATATCCAAAAACGCACTTGGTTGAATCGTGCGCAATTGGCAAGTCTCGGGTCTCCAGATTACGAGGTTGTAGACTCAAGCAGGGACACCCACGATTGGACAAATACCCAATGGCTAGATAACTTCGCCGGTTGGATAGCTCGCAGCTACACTCGGGTAACGTTGCCTGACGACTTCAATACAATATTGAAAGAAAGCCGAATTCAAGACGTACTCGATAGTAAATTGCTAAGGAGCACAAAGCTCTACGGTATCTATCTCAATATCAGCTCTGCAAGCGAAGAAGAGTGGACGGGTAATCTCGGCTTGATGCCTTCACCGTATTTTTTAGAAATCCTACTGGTAACAGACGAGGACGAAAATCCTGATCAGATCGTCATCGATCTAAAAAAGGCGTTATTTGAAGACAAGGTGGCTATCAAAGTCCTTGGTGAGACGATTACACGTGCTGAAGCTGCGAAACGTCAAGGACTTACGATTTCTCGGGCAGGTATAACAGGACAAAACATAGCTGAAACCTCGATACTTTCCATTAAATCGAGCATTCGTTATACGCTGAATGACTACCTTTCCCTATCAGGAGATTCAGACTCTGCAGGGTAAGTCAATACCTAATGAATTTTGATGCGCGAAATGGCCTTCTCTGGTTATCAATGCTCGGATTCATACGCGTAATAAAGCTTTCACGTCCTAACAAAGATTGGCCGAAAGAGCAGACCACACGTAACAAGAATCTAGATAACCTATTGAAATTAAAGCCAAAATCACCTGACTTGTAATCAGTAGGTCCCGGGTTCGACTCCTGGTGCCGGCACCATACAAAACGAAGCCCCTGCAGAAATGCAGGGGCTTTGTTGTTTCTGGAACGTCCACATGACGTCCACATTGGCTTTCACGGCCGGATAATCAAAAATCGTCGTTGATCTGGATGGCTCGTCAGCGAGGCTCTTGTTTCTGCCGGTGCAGAGCGAGGCACTTCCGTGACACGTGCAGCCTGTCCGGCCTTCATTTGACGTACAGAGTCCAGCAAG